GTAAAGACCGAAACTCCAATAGTTGCCCGTTCCATTGTAGGTAAACCGAATATCATACTCCACTTCGTCTATGGTAATTGACGAAACACTATCGTTCATATCCGGAACAGTAATATATAACATTCAGCCACCTCCTAAATAAATCCTGTTTTACTGGCTATTCCATACAGGATTGAACTTTTCTTCGTGCTTTCAGAACTTCCGGAACCGCTTTTTGATGAGCTGCTACTTTTATTTCCTGATCCACCAGAACCGCCGGAACTGCTAGAACCGTTGGAACTGCTTTTTGATGTAGAAGCCTTCCCGGCATTCGCCGCAGTCTCACCGCTTTGTAATACATATTTAGGTATCTTAACTGTCTTCTTTTTGGTAACATACACCTTTTTCAATGACATACTGATTTGTCTTGCATACCCCAACTCCTTAGAGTGTGAAATACTCATAGATGTAATACCCATATTGGTGTAAATCTTGTCTGATGTGACAACCTTTACCAACTTTCTTTTGAAGTATAAATCCTCGAATTTCTTACATATTTTTTGGGTGCGGCCGGCGGACGGTTTGTGTCCGCGCCTACCGCTCCATGTTGCCGGTGTATCACTTATAAAAAGCGTCAAACTGAGTGCCACCGGTTTAAGAATTATCGTATCTGATACATTGTATCCTTTTTCGACAGGATACTCTGGAATGTCTGCAGAGTAACTGACTTCCTCACTAATCAAGGCATCCGCCTCAATTCCTGCAACACTCACAGGTTTCAAATTTCCTCTCGCCATTCCTTTTCACCTACCTTGCGTATGCCAGCCCTTTTGAGAGGTACGAAGTTGCGTCCTGGGCCGACTTATTCATTCCTTTAGAAACATTTGCCTGAGCCTGTCTGTCACTTCCGGAATAACTATTGTTAAATGTATTGTTCTGTGTAACATTTGTGGTGCTAGAATTACTTACTGCTCCACTTGCAGCTGTTGAAACATTCGCAGTTGCTCCACGCATAAGTGTCGAGATACCGCTCGCCAAGCCTTTGACTTTATCAAGGACTGTACCTTCGTTTGCTCCGATACCCTCTGCCAAACCACTCATGAAGTCCGGCATCCAGCTTTCGTAATCAGTTAAAGGACCTTCATCCGGTACTGAGAAATGCAGGAATGACTTTATCTTTTCGCCGACACCTTTTACAGCATCAACAATGCCCTGTACTCCGGACATAATACCGTCTTTTAATCCATTGATGAAATCAAGTCCCCATGTGATAGCCTGACTTGGCAATCCTTTGATGAACTCAACCGCTGCGTTAATGCCATTCACAATGGTGTCTTTGATGTTTCCTATGGTGCTTGTGATTCCACTTAAAATATTGGAGAATGTGGTACTCACGAACGAAGCTATATTGGTAAAAATGCTGCTGAAAAAGCTGTATATCGCCTGCAACACCGAAACAATCGTATTGTATGCACTGTTAATAGCTCCCGAAATAACACCGGTAATCGTATTCCAGATTCCTGTGATGAACGAAACGATTCCGTTCCAAATTCCCATGAAGAATCCGCTAACAGCTCCCCATATCGTATCCCACAAAGCCTGTAATGCTCCAAGTGCAATTGTGAAAACTGTCGTGATTGTGTTCCAAATCTGCTGAATAAAGGCAACTATCATATTCCAGATACCCATAAATACCTGTTTTATTGCCTCCCATGCACCGGACCAGTCACCTGTGAATACTGAACTGATAAAGTTCGCCAAGCCTTTGATTACATCAAGGAAACCATTCACGAACTGTCCTAAGTTATCCCACAGACCTTTGAACCATGCCAGGATTGTAGAGCCCCACGCATTCCAAAACATCTGAATCCATCCGAAGACAGTTTCTATTACTGTTGCAATGGCATTAAAAATAGCACTACCAGCTTCATATAGGGCATCCCATACCGCCGATAATGCGTCTAAAATCGCCTGCCACACCGAAAGAAGTTTATCCTTGGTGCTTGTGGTTGAACCGTCAATACTATCCTCTGTATCTCCAAATAGCGTAGCTGCCAACTGTGAAATGAATGTCCATACTCCGCTTAGGAATGTCTTTATAATTCCCCACACTCTCTCAAAATTGGCTTTGATGGATTCAGAATGCCTTTCAAAGAAACCAAATACGGTATCTACCCACATTCCGGCTGCCTGCTTTATGAAATCCCATACTTCCAACAGGACATTCTTGACCTTTTCCCATGCCTTAATAATGGTATTTCTAGCATTGTCAGCACCTATTCCTGCTTTATCAAAGAATGTGCCGATAACCGAATCATTTCCCATCATAAAGTTGATAAAATCCTCGATTACCAAAGCGAGTATTGCCACAACAGCTACTATGGCCAGTATTTTTAGATTGGCAAGGCTGAATATCTTTGACAGTTTTGCAACTATGCCCGCCATACCGCCTATTGCTTTATACAAATTCATAATTTTCGCAACACTCATAACAGCAAAAAAAGCTCCGGCAACAACAGCGACTATTTTTAATACGTTTTTCAAGCCGCCAAGTCTGTCAATGAGCTTCATAGAAAATTGAATTACTTTAGTTGTTCCTTTTGCCGCAGTTTGCATCATACGGTCTATTGCAGGTTTTAAGGTCTTAATCAAGGCAAATACATTCCTCAATTCTCGGAGCAGATTGTTTTCTCCGTCCGTAACACCAAAGGTCGCATTCGCCCAATTCTTCAATCCGGCTACCACCTTTGGTATCGATACAGTAATATCCTGGATAATTCCGGAGAGCATTTTCAACCCTGCTATCGCAGGCTTTAGAAATGTCTTTCCGAGTGCAGCCTTCAAATCAGTTACCGACTGTTTAAGGTTTCCGAGCTGATTTGTCCATGTGTCAGATTCTCTCGAAGCCTGCCCTAATGCTCCTGACAACTTATTGGCATCCTCGACCATCTGCAATAATGTAAGCTGTTTCTGTGCCTCGTCCAAATCCTTAAAGGACTTGCCGTACAAGGCATTTGCCGCCGCATTTCTCGTTGTTTCGGTACACGATAATCCAAGAGCAGCGTCATTCTCAAAGTTACCCTTCAAGAAAGATTGCAGGGAGCCAGTCACATCTTCAAGAGAGCGGTCATAAAATGCCGCTGAATCCGCAACCGCCTTCATGGCTCTGTCCGTCAAGTCCAAAGCGTCAGCTGTTTCCATTCCTGTGGTCTTTGCAAAAGCAGCTATCTGGGTATAACTGCCTTTTAGTCGGTTTGTTACAATACCGGTATCCTCTGCAATTTTCGACAGGCTATCGCTCGCTTGGTCTTCCATATCTCCAAATACCTGTGAGAACTGCGAAGCCATTGCCTCTGCATCAGCCGCAGCTTGTGCCAAATCACTCAGCCCGCTTACTGCAAATACAACACCAATGGCACCAAGAGCTTTCTTTGCCATACTCTTTATGCCTTTTACAGTGCTTTCAACAGTTCGTACACTGCTATTGTCAACATTAAATCCAAAGCGCAGCATTGCTTCTCCTAAAGTCACTTTGCCTCCCTCCTTTCTCTCATTTCATCTTCTTTTCCCTTCTGTATATCCATATCCATGCGATACAACGCATATAGCTTCAAGGCTTCATCCAAGGTGTAGTATTCTTCCAACTCAAATTTAGAAGCCAGTTTCGCTTTAATCAGGATATACATACGGAGTTCCATTTCTGTAAACTGTGTTGTGTCAAAAGTTCCGTACTTTACAAGATCGTCCTCGTCTTCTTGACTAATGCCTCGGCGACTTTCCCATATTGGCCGCCGAGTTTCTTGAAAAAACCATTGAAATTCAGCTTAATTACATGGAAAGCAAGAACAAACATATCCTGTACTTCGCCACAGAAAAGCTCGTTTGCTAAATCCATATCAAGCACTTCCTGCTCATACTCTCCTGTTGCCATATCGTCTTCATCTTCGACAGGCAATTCAACAGAGATATTTCTGTTTGCAATCAGCAATTTTTTCAGTAATGTTTCCACTTTCTTTCCGGAGAAACCATCCATACAATGAGAAATGGATTCAGCTGCCTTATCCACATCAATATCCATCAATCCATTGTCTTCTCCATCTTCCCCGCCTTCATCATCACCACCAACCAGCGGCAAAAGTGCCGCCAGTATCGGTGAGAGCATGGAGGCAAGCTCGCCAGTTAAATTGGCTGTTGTAAATGCCGGAAACGGTTTGATATAAAAGTTATATCCTCCCACCGTTACCTTATGTGGTTCTAACTGTCTTAATCTCGCCATGGTCTACCTCCTAACTCTCTTTTCCATCAGCAACTACAATTTCCCATTCTCTGTTATTCTGAGCCTTACCATAGGTCTTACCAGCCGGTTTGGTAACCCATCCAGTCTTAGCACTGAATTTCTCCTTACCAACTAAGTCCTTGACTGTAACAGAGAAAAAGCCATTGCCAGAAGCCTTCATTTTCTCATACATCTTTCGCAGATAAGCATTCGTTCTTGAATTCTGGAGAACAGAAACCTTAACAGTGTAAATAGAGGACGGATCGACGCTTACGCACACTTCTCCGTCTGCTCCTGCTACATAGCTGTTTCCATCACCGGCAGGCTCAATTACGATAAAACTATCATCTGCAAAGCCGCTTGCAATATGATTACCAAGTGCAAGCGTAATCTTTTTCGGATTATATGTCGTTACTCTCATGCTTTCCTACCTCCTATGCATATACAAGATTTCCGCTAACTTCTACTATCTGGATTGCTCCCGCAAGTTTCGCCTTGAATTTGCAGCCTTCAAGCTCTCTGGAGGCTTTCTGTGTATCTGTCAAATCCAAAGAAGACGGAACTGTGATGGTATATCCCGGATATTCGTTATCATCATCATCGAACTCTGTAGGTGCGATACCTCCAACTTCCTGTCCGGCAAGTAATGATTCCTCCATCTTTCCTTCCACAGCAGTTATGCCGTTGTCTGTAAATGGTACCTTCTGGTTCAAGACGAGCAGATTGAAAATTCTCTCCTGCATATCATTCTTTAACCAATCTCTGAAACGGATAGTATCAATCCATTCATTTCCGAGAACCTTTCCACCCTTTGCGCTGGTAATATTCTTCTTTGCATAAGTGGTAAAGTAGGTAACATTGTTGTCGTCACAGTATTTCTTCATGGTAGTAGATAACTTACATGGGTAAACTGCCACAAGAGGTTTCAGTGCCCATGTTTCACTTCCCGGCTCATAGCCAAAGCATTTAGCCATCATTGCTACCGAAATATAGTAGTTCTCTGCGGGAATTTCCTCTACAGCAGGCACTCCGCCGCCATAAACAGCAAAGCTTCTGAAATAGTTGGTTGTATCAACAGGTAATTCCTTTCCTACAAATGTGAAACCATGCAATTTGTTGTTTGCCTCAGCCCACTTAATAGTGTCTTCAAGGTCGGTCTTATTGTAGAATGTCTTTGACAATGCAATACCATACCAACCGCCAGCTTCATTTGCTCTATCCAAGGTGTCTGCCATATCTTCATAGACAAGATTGCCTTCCTCATCTACAACAGGCTCCCCGCCATCGTCGAGAGATGGCTGTCTTACGATTACATAAACTGTTTCCGGAGCCGGTGTCTGCGAATATGCTACGGTAGCCATGATATAAGCCTGACTATCTACTGAATATCCGTAATCCTTCAATTCAGCAGCCTGCGAAATAGCAATTACAGATGTTCCAATCTTCTCTGTTCCTTCACCATCCGGCGCCTCGGTAACAAAGAGCATATTGCTAAAACTCGCATCACTAGATCCCGGTGTTGAAATCTCAATAACTACTTTTGCGATTTCATCAAGGTTATTTCTAACGCTCATTCTATACGTCCTCCTTTATTACGATTTTTTCTATTCCATAGGTCTCTGCCTGTGAAAACTCTGTTGTTCCTCCTCCACTTGGATTTGGAGTATTGGTCTTATTCTGAACTCCATATTCGCCAGATACCTTATCAGTAAATGTCACCATGAATTCCGTCATAGACCTGTAATTAAACTTTGTGTCACCAATCAGTTCCGATAAGTCCCTAATCGGTGCGTTTTGCATAATGGTTATGTTCTTCTCCTGTGTTAAATCGCCGATACCGTCAGAATCCACAAATCTAACGAACTCCTCCAAATCTTCCACAGCAGTATTCTCATATACTGTTCCTGCTCCTTCGACCTTAACCGGTTTTCCTACTGTGTATAGGTTCATTTCCAAGACAAAAGAATAGGAGTACCACTTCTCGCCTTCATCATCCACAATAGGAAATCTGTTTCTTTCCACACTGCTGTGAGATAATGTAATGTAAGGCGGTCTAGGTGTTACTCCCTTAGTCTTAGTCCACACTATTAAAGCCTTTGGATGATACATGGAAACCAAATCATACAAAAACTGTTTTGCTTCTCCAATTGTCAATCCTGCACCTCGCTTTCTCCTGGATGTTCCTCGGTGCTAACCGGCACAAGAGCAAATATCGAAGTCCAATGTTTGATAAATGTATTTTTGCTTAGTCTGGATGCGGTACATTCGTACCACCTTCCCTCATAGAAAAGCTGGTCTGACCGCACTCCCTCTTCCTGTTTGGAGCAGCGGATAGGAAAATCCCCAAATGATTTCAGCATCATAGAATCACGACTGCCTCCTTCCTCAACTATTTCATCATCCGAAATAGTTTGAACATCAAGGAACACTGTCATATCTTCCTGAGCCGCAACAGGATATCCGTTCACAACCTTATCTTCTCCAAACCGACGCAAGGTGTAATTGTCGCCAAAAAACGGCATTAGTCAGACCCCCTTTCTCTCACTACAAAATTTACAGACTGTCTCATTCTGCCAGTATCTATCAATGGTGTAGATGAACCTTTCTTTCTGATTGTCGCCGGAGAGTTCGGCACAAAATTACCGCTGGTTATCTCTTTCTGGATAAGCCCCTTTTGGAAAGTACCGATTTTCTTTAATACATCCTCGGCACTTTTCCCGTTCACAATGCCTTTGGCAGCACTTTGCATAAACTGAGATATCTTGTCCTTGTTATTGTTCAAGCTATCTCTTATAAAGGGTCTCGACGGACTATGAACGGTTCCAAGCTCGTTGAATAATGCAATGTCTACCATATCCACACCGTCTTCGCTTGCCTCTCCCTGTTGATATCCGACAGCAACCTCCAGTTTCGTCAATTCTTCTAACTCCCTCTGAAAACTCCTGCCTTGCGGGGTTAATCTAATTTCAAAGTCAGCCGCCATATTCAAC